TTAGATGCATTAAATAAAGCACCAGATGGTTTCAACATCACTGCTGGTTTTGATGCAGACATTGGTGCGTCCGCATCATCATTTAAATCTATAACAGCAACGTTTAAAAAGATGCCAGCAAATATCCCTGTAGACTTAGAAGCACTTGCAAAAGAAGCGGCTTCAAGTGTAACTGCGGCGGCAGAAGGAGTAACTGGCACAGACTTAGCATCATTTAGTGTAGATACATCAATGGCAGAAAATGCAATTAGCGATGCAACATCAGCAGTTAGTGCATTGACTGGATCACCAACAAGTTTAGCAAATGCAGGTGGATTATCGAGTGCGGCATCGATTGTTTCTACAGGAGCATCAGCATCAACAGCCGCAGTAGTAGCATCTGGTATGTCTGCTTTACCAGGAGGACAGAAAATTGGTGGCAGTCTTGTAGATAATGCAAAAGGTTCTGTCAATGCAATTGCAGATGGACTAGGAGCATTATCATCTGAAGTAGGCAGTATTGCATCAGACGCATTCTCTGGAGGAGATCCAGGCGCAGGCATTAAAGACTTGTTAGGAGATGCTAGTAGCAAACTTGATGGGCTAACAGATACATTATCAGGATCTTTGAGTCCTGGAGCATCTGCCGCACTTGTAAGTGCATTGTCTTCTCTTACATCTGGTGGTGGCTCAACGATCACATTGCCTACAGTAGCATTGAATACGTTCGGTACTAGAGAAAGTCTTATGGGTCTTGTCAATCAAGTATTAGGAAATCCAAAAGTCCCAAGACCAAACTTATTAGGAAAAATTCCGTCTGCGGCTCTTGGTGCATTTGCATCACTGAAGGCGTTAACGAAAAAATTAAAGACAGCACAAAAAGCAGTAGCATCACAAGAAAAACAAATTGCGGCAAAACAAGCATCATATGCAGAACTTGTTACTTCTTTACCAGCTGGGTCTCCAGAAATTGCAGAAGCAAAAGCACAGTATGAAACGGCACTGAATTCACCTGCATATGCGGCGGCAATTGCAGAAGTAAAAGCAGTCGCAGAAGAAATAAAGCAAAGCACTGCACCAACAGTAACAGACAGTTCGTTAAATCAATTCCAAGATTTAGAGAATCTTATTACTGAGACATCCAACAACCAAACAGCACAAGTATTAAATAATCAAAGTACATCTAATGCGACACAGGCTAGTATAACAGCACAACAAACTGTTAATATACTTGACGATGGTTTAAACACGTATTCGGTTATCGAAGCAGGCGAAGGTCAACCAGTTATACCTGGAGCAGAAGAAGTAGTAGAAAACACTGTAGAAGCAGTTACTGGACAAGTAACTGATCCAACACCTCCAACTGATGGAGCTGGTAGCATGGGTGGATTCTTGCAAGGTGACTTTGGTCTTGGTGGCAACAGTGGCGGCGGTGGTGGCGAAGGCAATGCTGGTAGCACTAATTGGAAGTGGGATAACATTACTCAGAAATGGAAATTAAAATAGGATATAAATAATAGTATGGCAACATTCATAGGATTTTCAACAATAGGCGCAGATAAACCGAGAACGGTGAATCCTTTGCCTGTAAGTGCAACAGGTGTCAATAATGGTATCACAGATCCTACTGTTTTTGGTAAGAAATTTAAACTCTTAGACGAAAAACTAGTCATACAAGATTTTATTAATGCATTAAACATACGCAAAGGGGAAAAGGTTGGACAGCCTAACTACGGCACAACTCTTTGGGACTTTGTTTTTGAGCCAAACACAGCAGATGTATCTACTGCATTGCAAAATGAAATCCAACGAGTAGCAAGTGAAGACAGCAGAATCAACATTAATACAATAAGATAATGGCAAAGCGAAGAAGGAATCTTAGTAGAAGTGCAATTATCTATCAATCCTTTCAACAATGTTGGTGATATTGCTGTAGTTTTTGATCCAGATACTAACTCTGCAACTCTTTCATTCTAATAAAAAACCCTGGTTTTCCATAAAGATAAATACTTGTCATACAGGGAATAACTATGGCAACAAGTTCAAGGCAATCAAGTCTATTTGGAGTTAATGATTGGAAAGCAATCTACCAAACCTTTTCACAGGCAGACTTTAGAAGTTACGATTACGAAACACTTAGAAAAAGTTTTATCGATTACCTTCGTCTTTATTATCCTGAAAACTTTAATGACTACGTAGAAAGTTCAGAGTTTATTGCTCTACTTGATGTTATGTCATTCATGGGTCAAGGACTAGCCTTCAGAAACGATCTAAACGCCCGTGAGAACTTTATTGATACTGCTGAACGCAGAGACTCAGTTGTTAAGTTAGCCAACTTAGTTAGTTATACGCCAAAAAGAAATACATGTGCATCAGGCTATCTTAAAATACAATCAGTACGAACAACAGAAAACATTGTAGATGCAAATGGTCAAAATTTAAGTAATGTACCTATTACTTGGAATGATCCAGGCAACAACAATTGGCTAGAGCAAATGAATACTGTCATCAATGCTACTCTTATTGATACTCAACGAATCGGAAATCCAGGCAACACATCTGAAATTCTTGGCGTAAGTACAAGTGAATACGCAATTAATCTTCCAGCCAACACCAGTCCAATTGTTCCTTTTGTCTCACAAGTAGACGGAAACTCAATGAACTTTGAATTAGTAAGTGGAACGTCAATGGATAAAACATACGTTTACGAAAAACCACCAGCACCAACTAATCAAATGAATATGTTATATAGAAATGACAGATTAGGATTTGGTTCACCAAACACTGGGTTTATGTTTTACTTTAAACAAGGGACTTTACAAAATTCTACAACATCGTTTCAACAACAAATAGCAAACGAAACTTACAATATTGATACTAATGGTATCAATAATAGTGATACATGGTTATATCAAGTTCAGACAGATTCATCATTAAAAGCATGGGAACAAGTAGATAATGTTTATGCAGATGCATATTTACAAACAGAATCAAGTGTTAAGAAAATCTTCTCAGTAACTTCACGTGCAAACGATCAAGTCACTTATGTTTTCGGTGATGGTATATTTTCAGAGATACCCGTAGGTACATTTAGAGCCTTTGTAAGAAGCAGTAATGGATTAAATTATGTAATTGATCCTTCAGAAATGAATGGAGTATCAGTAACACTTAACTATATTAGCAGAACAGGCAAATCTGAAACACTTAGTTTACAATTAGGCTTGCCATTAACTGTTTCTAATGCACAAGGCAGAGAATCACTATCAGCAATTAAACAAAGAGCACCAACAAGATACTATACGCAAAATCGTATGGTTAATGGCGAAGACTACACGAACTTCCCATATACACTTTACAGTTCAATAATTAAAAGTTCTGCTATTAATAGAAGTTCTATTGGCGTATCTAAGAATTTAGATTTACTTGACCCTACTGGAAAGTATTCAAGTACAAATTCATTTGGCGATGACGGAGCGTTATACCAAGACAATGAAGATGGCTTCTTAACATTGCAAGTGAACAACACATCAGACATCATTCAATTCTTCACTGATGATTTAGCATCAGTACTTGCATTGAATCGTGCTAATCAGTATTACATACAAAATTATACACGTTATGCATATCCAGGAACAGGCGGTGGCAGTACTCTATATTGGAAAACAAGTTCAGTAGATTCATCAAGTGAATCTGGTTATTTTTATTCTAAGAATGGATCAAAAGAAAGTCCAGAGCCTCTAGGAATATTCACAACAACAAATGCAAAATATGCAACAACAGGTGCGATTGTAAAACTCAAAGCGCCAGACGGATTTTATTTCGATAGCAACAATCGTCTCGTTTCTGGTATACCTTCTGCAAGTCAGAAGAATTATATTTGGTCAACGATATTAAATGTTGTCGGAGATGGTAACAACTCTGGTCAAGGGTCATTTGCTAATGGCAAAGGTCCAGTAACTCTTAATGGTTTTGTACCAGACGGCGTCACGTTGACTGAAGTGATTCCTGTTTTTGATAATTCATTGTCTAGTGTAATCATACAAGAAGCAATTCTTAAAATTGAATTGCAACAAGATTTTACCTTGTTGTTTGATAACTCGTTGCTTGTTAACCAAGAACGTTGGTCAATTGGTTCAGCAACGAACACGAATTATTTTGTTAAATTTACTAGTTTAGGAAACAATCGTTATACTGTAACATATAAATCATTAACATATTATTTCGGTAGTGTTGCTGATACAAGATTCACATTTAGTAAAAATGAATTAGTATATGATCCTTTTACAGGAAAGATTATTAAAGACTTTATTAGTATTCTTGGTATCAACACAATATATGGTTCTAATACTGCATTGGGTGCAGATACTAAAGTTAATATTTTAGGACAGACTGTTGAATCTGACGGCTATGTAAATGATTTCCAAGTAGAAGTGGCGGCAACAGATGTAAACAACTCAACACTTATTTTAAATCCAGACTTCTTTAATGATATCACTGGGTATGTTAACAACGGCGCAAATATTGGTTTATATGTTTTCTTCAAAACTGTAACTGACCCTGTTAACTTAACAAGACAACTTATTGTTCCGAACACAGATATAATTTACACTTACGGAAATAAAACACAAATTGAAACTGTGAAGTATGAATTTCCAGTAGGTCAGTTGTTCTATGCATACACAGAAAATAAATTTTATAAAACAATACAAGATCCAACTGTAACTACACCGTTTTATGTTGTAACATTGCAAACAGATTATTCTGTTAAATCTGGTCGTCAAGCATTAGATTATCAATACAGACATAATGCAAATAATACAACTCGTATTGATCCAGCAACTACTAATATTATTGATTTATACTTAGTAACACAATCATATTATACAGCATATAGAAATTGGATACAAGACTCTACTGGTACAGTAACAAAACCAGAACAACCAACAATGAACGAGTTGCAAATTGCATACCCGTTAATAAATGATTACAAAATGTTGTCAGATAGTGCAGTATTAAATAGTGTCACGTTTAAACCTTTATTCGGTGCAAAAGCAGATAGATCATTACGAGCAACTATTAAGGCTGTAAAATCAGCATCAACAAATGCATCAGACAGTGAAATACGAAGTGCAATTTTAAAAGAAATGGACACATATTTTAATATTGATAATTGGAACTTTGGAGATACATTCTTCTTCTCAGAGTTAAGTTCTTACTTGCATGAAAAACTTGGAGATATGGTTAGTTCAGTCGTATTAGTATCAAACGATCCAGAAAAGTTATTTGGAGATTTGTATGAAATTAAATGCAGACCGTATGAAATATTTGCAAATGCCGCTACTACAAATGATGTTGTAATTGTGGCCGCATTAACACCTGACACACTACAGTCTTAAGGACTATATAAAACATGGCAAGAATAAGAACACTACAGTTTTTACCAGAGATATTCAAAACCTCAACCAACGCCCAATTTTTAGGAGCGACCCTTGACAACTTAGTCAACAATCCTTCTACTACAAAAATGCAAGGGTATGTTGGTAGTAAGTTTGGTTATGGTGTTAACGCAAAAGATTATTATGTAACAGAGCCTAATGCTACTCGTACAGATTATCAACTAGCGCCTGGTGTTGCATTCTTAAACGAAAATCAATCAACAGCAAAAGACTTCTTAAGTTACCCTGAGTTAATAGATGCTCTTAAATTATCAGGTGGTGTTGTCGATGATAACAATCGCTTGTTTAACAGTGAATTCTATTCTTGGGACTCATTTACTAACTTAGATAAATTAATTAACTTTACTCAGTATTACTGGATACCAGAAGGTCCTCCAGTTGTTTCAGTTTCATCAGCAACTGTCTTTGCAGAAACTGACTATGTTGTAAGTGATGTAGGAAATGCATATAATATTAGATCAGTAAATTCTTTAACTTCTGCATTAAACCCAACACTTACTTTGTTACGTGGTGGTACTTATAGATTTGCAGTTAACCAAGATTCTCAGTTTTGGATTCAAGGTGTGCCTGGAGTAACAGGCTTAGACGGAGCACAAAATACTAGAGAAGTTTTGGGTGTTAACAACAATGGTGCATCGCAAGGATTTGTTACATTTACAGTGCCACAAAGAAATGCACAAGATCAGTATTTGTTTCCAGGAAACAATTTAGTTGATGTAGTAAGTAACGAACTATTTTCTGACATCAATGGCAAAACTCTTTCTGAAATAGGCAACATAGATGGTGTAACATCACTTGAAAATCTTACTGTTATGTTTTCTGAAACATCAGAGCCAAACGAAGTAGGATTTATTCAATCATTTTTTGATGAGAATGGAGCAAACTACGATGTTAATTTAACATCAACACAAATTGTTGCTCCAGTTACTTTAGCAATTACTGAAACAACAGCAGACACAGTTATTACTTCTGGCTCTACTGAAAATTTAGTACTTAATCAAACTGTAACATTTTCACAAGTAGGCACAACTCCTTTAATTGGTGGTGTAGATAGCGATACAATTTATTATGTAAAAGAGATTGTTAGTCCTTCTGTTTTTAAAATCTCAGAAACATTGAATGGTCCAGCAATATCATTAACACCTGAAACAGGAACAATGACTGCAAACATTAATGAAGGCTTGTTTGAAGAAGGCTTTTATACAAATGTTAATGAAAACTTTTATACAATTACATATGTTGGAGATGCAACAAACCCAACTATTCGTTTGATACCAGCTGGTGTAATTCCAAACGAAGAAAAGATTACTGTTCAATTCGGTACTGAGTATATCGGATTAGAATTCTATCGTAGCACACTTGGTGTTATTACACAAATTCCATATTTGTCTGCTATATTAGATACATTGTACTACCAAGATGGTACAGATCCAAACAAAGTAGGCACAATAAGATTAATCGAAAGTAACACGAATAATACAATTGATGTTGATGTAGATATTATAGGACAAAAAACATACACGTCTACAAACGGCGTAGAATTTACAAATGGTCTTAAAGTAGAATTTCAAGGAGATATTACTCCTACAAGTTACTTGACAGGTGAATATTATGTTGAAGGCGTAGGGGAAGCAATACAACTTATTCCAACTACTGATTTAACTGTGCCAGAAGATTTTACTGGAACTGAATTTATTCCTTATGACACGTTAAACTACTCTATTGGCAATTTCGATGTTGAATTGTTTATACCAGTAGACCAAGACTATATTACTATTGCTAGGACTGCTATTAATAGAAATGCATGGTCAAGATCAAACAGATGGTTCCATATTGATGTTATCAATGCAACGGCAAAATACAATGATAACCCATCGATCATATCAACTTATGTTACAGGCAATAATAAAGCAAAACGCCCGATCGTTGAGTTCTATCCAAATTTAAAACTATTTGATTCTGGTACAGAAGCAAAAGCGCCAGTCGATTTTATTGATACTCGCACAACAAATGCATTTGCTGATGTAGCAAATCAACAAGCATACTATCCAGATGTAGAATCATACACTAATTATACTGCAACAATTGCGGCTGTGACAAACGCCACAACCACAACAATAACTATTCCAACAACTGATATTTTGAAATCGTTCCAAAAAGGTCAATTTGTTGCAGACTCAACTAACTTACTACCAAGAAATACTTCTATTGATAGTCTTGCAGTTATAGGCACAAACACTGTACTAACTGTTTCTTGGGAATCTAATACAACATTTGGAACTACGAGTGTAGCATCAATTGTTGGGTCTGATGATGCACTTGCAAACTATCAATTGTTTTCTGGTGCTAGAATTGCCTTTGTAGCAGATACTAATTTAGAAGTTAGAAATAAAATTTATGTTGTTGGCTTTTCAACGATTACTCCAGGTTCAGTACCTATCATTACTTTGTCAGAGTCAGTTGACTCACCAGCCTTAGTTGATAATCAAACAGTAGCACTAAGAGGATATTATAATCAAGGTTCTACATTCTGGTTTAATGGTACAGTATGGGAAGAAGCACAACAAAAACTAACAGTCAATCAAGCACCATTGTTTAATATCTATGATAAAAACAATGTGTCATTTGGTGACCCTACAATTTATCAAGGCACTTCATTTATAGGTAATAAATTATTTGCTTACGGTGTAGGTACAGGTATAAATGATCCGATATTAGGTTTTCCTGTACGTTATTCTGATATCGTCAATCAAGGTGATATTAGTTTTGATGTATCATTAAACGTTGATACATTTTCATATGTTACAGGAACAACTCCAGTAACACAAAACGTAAATACAGGTTACGTGTATGATTATTCTACACGTACAACAAAGACCCGTGAATTAGGCTGGCAAACAGCCATTGCCCCCTCAGTTCAATATCAAATATTTGAACTAGAATATACAGCAGGGACCACAGCAGAATTCACGTGTGATGTTGCAGTTATTCCCTATGATTCAACTGTGACTGCTCAATGGCCAAACGTCCAAGTTTACCTTAATAATGTATATCAATTGCCTAGTACTTACACTGTAACATCTACTGATAAAACAACGACAGTGACGTTTAATACTGCGCCAACAGTAGACACTCCTATACAAATTTTGTTGTTAAGTAATCAACCTTCGATAACAGCATATTATAGCATACCTATTAATTTAAGCAACAACCCATTTAATGAAAATTTAAAAGTTGCTGACTTGGGTGACATTAGATCACAGTACCAAGACATCTTTATTAACAATCCAAATTCAACGGGTGTTGTTTTCGGTGCTAACAACTTAAGAGACTTGGGTAATCTTGTTCCATATGGTAACAGTATTATTCAAAACTCTGCTTCATTAGTGTTGCCAAGTATATTTTTACGCAAGTCTAATTACAATTTGTTTAATGCTTTACAATACAACTCACAAGAATATACAAATTACAAACAGTTAGTTGTTAAAACTGTTAATGATATGGATGTGACTACCACGTCTACACCGAGTAAAATATTAGATGATGCATTAAATATCATTGTTAAATCTAAAACGGAAGATACATCATTCTTTTGGAGTGATATGTTGCCATCACAGGCACCATACAAAACAAACACATACACGTTTGCTAACGCATTGCAAGAATCGATTTATCCGTTATCACAAACATATAATTTTACAACAGCAAACTATAATGGTGTTTTAGTTTATCTTGCAAGAACAGTGTCAGGTACTGTAACAACTACACAATTAATTAAAGATGTAGACTACACAGTTTCATCTACTTCGCCATCGTTGACTGTCACTTTGAGTTTGCAACCAAATGATCAAATAACTATTAAAGAATACAATCAAACATATAGTTCATATGTTCCAAACACGCCTACTAAGTTAGGTTTATATCCTAAATGGCAACCAGAAGTTGTTTTAGATCCAAACTATCAAACTCCTACTTACATGCTAAGAGGACA